TGATTTTAGTTGAGCGATTAGCGTACGCACGGGCGGCTAGTCGTTGAGTTGCATCAAGTGCCACGCCATTAAGCTTGACCTGCGCCACATCGAATTTGCCAGCTACATAGACGGGCATCTCGGCACCAGCAGCAATCTTGGCAGTAGCCTGCTCAGCGGTAACGTCAGCTAGACAGATAACATGCCAGTCAGCTTGTGCTCCAGTTGAGCTGTCGCTATGTGTTGCTACGTTTGTACCAGCGGCAATTACTAGCAAGTCGCCTTTGTGGTAAGCCGTGGCAGCAGTAGGCACAACGCTATCAGTAATAGGTGCCACATCGACAGGCAATGGCTGCGGAGTTGTATAGTTAAAGTCGACCATTATTTGGCTCCTTTGTTGAGTTCGTTAACTGCGGCTAGGATTTTGCTTTCGCTTTCACCAGCTTCGCGGCCATTGGTTGCTTGCGGCTTGTCTAAGCCATCGGGTAGTTTTGGCGCTGCAGGCTGCATCAACGATGCGACGGTATCAAACTGTGCTTGATCCATAGCCTTAAAGGCCGTCACTTGCTCATCGTTAAATGTGCGACCGGTATCAGCCGCCAATTTATCGATAGCGCCTTGTCGTGCTGTAGCTTGCGCCTCAGCCAGTGCCTCTTGCGCTGCCTCTGCCGCTGCTTTAGCGTCAGCCGCATCTTGTACAGCCTTAGCCTTGTCAGCCTCAAGCTCGGTAATTTTGGCTTGCGCCTTGGTTAATTCATCCACGTAGGTCTCCTCAGATTGATGCGGATTTATGTTGGTATTGCTCTGTGCTGTCTGCGTTGATGCGCTGTAGCTGTCTGCTATCTCGTCAATCAGACCTAATTCTTTGGCTTTGGCTGCGGTAAATGTATCGCCCTCCCAGCCTTTGACTGTCTTAGGCTCAAGCCCTCGCTGTGCCGCAACATGATTGAAAAACAGGTTTGCTGCTTCATCAACTCCGTCTTGCAGTCGTGTTTTTTCCTCTGCTGACAGTGGGCTAAACCAGTTAAAGGCCGCCTTCCATTTGCCTGACCGGAATAGCGATAGCTTTTCGCCCTCACTCTCTAGTAGCTTGCTTTGCTCACTGTGGATAACAAACACACCGATAGAGCCGATGCCTGATTGCTGCGATGCCGCGACCTTGCTTGTACTTGAGCCAAGCCAGTATGCTGCTGAGTACATATCGCCTGATACAAACGTCTCGATGGGCTTTGCCGATTGGTAGATAGCTTCGGCTGCTATGTCTAGCCCAGCCACATAGCCGCCGCCTGAATCGATATCTAGCACGATGCTTGTCACTCGGTAGTCGTCATTGGCTTGCTGTATGTAGTCAGCTAAATTTGCATAGCCGGTCACGCCCCATGAGCGATAGTCGCTTGATGTCTTGGGCACTAACAGGCCGCGCACATCAATAGTCGCTACGCCATTGGCTACTGTGTAAGCAGGTTCGCTATCATCACTGCCGATGCTCGATAGTGCGATAAAATCGACAGCATCAATCTCGGCTTGCAAGTCATAGCAAGCCATCAGCTCATGAGCGTTAATGTCACGCTTGATTTGTGCTTTTAAGTTCATAAGTTTCGCCCATTAAAAAACCGCCTCGAATGGGCGGTCGTGTTTGTTTGCGCTTATTAAGGCAAGTCATCAGCATCATCAATCAGCTTTTGCGCCTCAGCTAAGTAAGCGGCTAGGCTCGGTATAGGCGACTCTAGCAACTCAGTGGCAGCGTGTGTAAATCTGACCGCTGCAATCTGTAGCGCTTCGCCCACAGCTCTGTTTTTAAAATACTCGATAGTGACCTCGGCGATGCGTCTATTAACTCGCTGCTCCATGATTTCAGCATAATTGCTAGGACTTTGCCCCCAGTCTGCGCTATCTGGGCCCACCTCTGGCAAGTCGTCATCGGTTGTAATGCCTTTTGCCTCAGCTTGCTTTTTTGTCAGTGACCTTGTACTACAGCGGCACTGGTAACCATTAGGAGTATAATGAGTTAGCCACCAAGGGTCATCAATGTGCCGTATCACCTCGTCAAGCGCTAAATGATGCGGCCTTGTGCGACTATCATTGATAGCGTCATACATTAAGTACGGTCGATAAGCCTTAGTGCGCTGTTGCTGCTGCCATTTACCGTGGTTGTAGCCTGACTGGATATTAGTCCTAAAGATATTGGCCAGTCGATACTCAGGCAGATTGACGTTAACCTTGCCGTCTGCCACAGCCTTTTGAAACTGTGCAAACGTACCGCCGCCATCAATAGAGTTTCTAACCTCATCCATGACATGACGGACTTGCTCAATCTGCCCTAGACCGGCAATCGATACCGTCTTTTTGCGCTGTATGGGCGTCATGACGTTGTAGTATTCATCGCCCAAGACGTAGTTACGAGTTAGCCCGTAAGCTATCGCCTCAATGAATTTAACGTCAAACATCATCAGCTCCCGCAAACTCATCGACTACGCCATGCAAGTCAGCCGCCATAATGACGGTCTCGACTAGTTGGGCAAACTCACTACCTACGATATTGTTGCCGACCATTTGGAATAGCTTAGCTGCTAAGTCATCCTCGTCAGTAGCATCAGCAACCGCCGCTAAAATAGCAGCAGGGTCAATCGGTGCGCTACCCACACTTAGCGAGTAGTCGCCTATATCCTCTAATTCCTGCTGCTCATCAGTAAACTGCCTGTCAGTGGTCGCCATAACCGGTGCGTGATTGCTGGCTGTTGGCAGGTAGCTGCTAGCCTTGGCAGACATACCGAACGACTGAGCAACACCATTCTCAACATGGGATACATGACGCTCCTCATAGCCAAGCTCATCAATGAAGTAAGACTTTTTGAATCTCAGCCCCATGTCATACGCCTTTTTATCAGCGTCCAATTGCTCAATCGGGATAACTTTTTTAGCAATCCATTTAAACTCTGGCGCATCGAATCCGTTTGCATAACAGATGATATCGATAAAATGCTGAATGGCTTTTAGGGCGTGTTTGCGATCACTAGCAAAGATAATCTCTTGCTGCTCTTGGTGTACTTTACCTTGGCCATATGTGCCGCCACCATCAACACCGCTGGTCAATGTCTGACCTAGCAGGTACGTAGTAATGCCTTGCTTAGCAACATTATTGTACGAGACAAACGCCTCGCCATGACTGCCGCCAGTTACAGGCGTTACATCTTCGTCAACGCCAACCGTAACCACGCCGGAGTTGTGCGCCGCTAGCAGTGCATTGGCGAAATCTTGGGCATCGTCATCGTCTTGAGCGTCAGTCTTACCAATCAGTAGCGGTGAACCGAATCGCTCTAAAAACTTGGACCAAAAACGCCAGCCGTTGGTTTTAAAATACCACAGCCAATAAACACGGCTTAGTAATGACTTGCCCTTTGGTTCTGAATAAGTTGCTTTGTGCTGCTGATATAAATAGCGGTACTGATAGTCATCTTGCGCGCTAATCTCGACCGGCTTACTGCCATCGTTTGGATGCCAAAACAACTCGCCTGTGGCCCTAGGCTCGAACCATTGCATAGGCTTGGGCATCATGGTCGTGACTACATTGCGACCCTTGTCGTCTTTACCCCATATCATCTCAGCCACATCGTAGCCATATAGCTTGCTATCAATTGCGCTCTGAGCGATTGTCTCAAGGTGCAAATCCAATTGCTCATAAACAAACTCAGCGACATTGCCCTCGCTTGGCATCAACGTATAGAGCGAGCTTATTAGCTCGTCATTGCGTCTATCGACCGCTTGGTCAATATCAGGGTCTGTAAGCAGCGTCTTTAGCGCATGACGACTGATACCTGCTTTTTTAAGTATCTCGTCAGTATCCTGGCGTAATAGCTGCTGATAAAACAACTTACCGCGCATATCGATAGCTTGCTCTTGGCTTAGTGTGCCGCCAGCTTTGACACGATAGCGCGGCTTTTTAGTCATGTCTGTCATTAGTAGGTCCGTTTGCCAGCTGTGGCTCTGTGTGTTTGTTTTTGCCTGCCGATATTAATTAAATCAATAAGCGGGTCGATTTGGTCGTCATGATCGTGTGACATATCAGCACTAAATGCCTCAGCCTCGTCTATAAAATCACCAACCCATGCGGCATTTAACGGCAAATAAACAATGCCGTCCTCAATGTATGGGTGTGCGTCCATAAAACGTGTTAGCTTGTCTGTATTGCGCTGTACCGCCTTAATAGATATGCGGCTAGTGGTCTTTAGCGTTTGGATTAGCCCAGTACCACTTGCTTTATCCTCAATCGCCACATAACGCAGATTAGGCGTGTTTGTATCATCGTTATGCTTTTTGATAAATGCGGATGCCTTAACGATTAATTCAGGCGCCTCCCATTTACCGCGTAGTACATCAACTATGATCAGATTGCCGTCATAATCCTCACCTGCTGCCATAAAGACGCTGTAATCGTTGACCTCTTTTGTCTTTTGCGCTGTATCAGCAAAGATTGCCAACCACTTAAGCTGTGGTAAGACTGTATAGCGGCCAAAGTACGAGGCTTTGATTAATCCGCCGCCCAATTTGGTAGGCGCTTGCATATATTGACTGTGGAATGTGTAGCGACTAACCTTTTGACCGTCTTTATCACTACCGCCCATCTCAAGCTCTAACAGCGACAATAACGATTCTTTAGATGGCCAATAGCTTTGTCTGCCTTTGTCATCGCGCTCAACGTTCGTAGGCACCAACTTTGCAATGCTAGGCGGTAACGTCTTGATAAACGCATCATCAATCAATGCCGGTATGTTGACGTGCCGCCATTTGCCACCCATGTTGCCATCTAGGATAAATTGCGTGGGGTCATCGCTATGCAATCGCTGCATAATCAAGATAATAGGCGTATCGCTTTTTGCCTTACGGCTTTTTACGG